TGAGCCAAGGCGCCAACGTCAGCGGCATTCTGACGACGGACGCCAAGCTGACGGAGGAAGCCGCCAGGCGCATGTCGGCGGATTGGAAGGAAAAGAAGTCCGGACTGCAGAACGCCGGCAAGATCGTCGTGCTCGAGCAGGGGCTTAAGTACCAGGCGACGACGTTGAGCGCCGCCGACGCGCAGTTCATCGCAGCGCGCAATCTGCAAATTCAAGAGGTGACGCGGATCTTCCGCATTCCGGCCCACATGATCGGCGACTTGAGCCGCTCGACGAACAACAACATCACCCAGCTTTCGCAGGAATACATCAACCTGACGATGTCGGGCTACACCTGCCGCTGGGCGTGGAAGTTCGACGTCGATTTCGACCTTCGCCGGGATGGTCTCTTCGTCGACTACGACCTGACGCAGCTTTCGCGGGCCGACATCACGACCCGCTACGCCAACTATGCTCGGGGCATCATGGGCGGCTTCCTGAAGCCCAACGAAGCGCGCATCGATGACGGCCGCAATCCGGACCCCGATGGCGACCGTCTGCTCGAACCTTCGAACATGAGCGCGATGGGATCGCAATCGTCGGGAGCCGGCGCCGACGGGGGCGGCCGGCCCGAGGGAACGACTGAAATTTCAGGGCAGGCGGAAAAGTCATGAGCGGCATCACGCATCCCGGCTTGCAGCGCACGGCTGGCCGCATCGCCAGCATCGGCGACAATTCCAACGCGGCCGACCGGACGATCTCCTACATCTTTTCCGACGAGTCCGTGGCAAGGGACAACCATACCATCCGCGCCGCCGGATGGGATCTGACGAACTTCCTGACCAACCCGGTGTTTCTCTGGGCGCACGACGACGACGCGCCGCCAGTCGGTCGCATCGTCGACATCGGCATTCGCGGCTCGCAGCTCGTCGGTTCGGTCGAATATCCAGAAGCCGATCTGTCGGCTTTCGGCGACATGATCTTCCGCATGGTCAAGGGCGGCTGGCTCAACGCCGTTTCGGTGCGCTGGAATCCGATCAAGTGGAAGTTCAGCGCCGACAAGTCGCGCCCGGGCGGCATCGATTTCCTCGAGCAGGACCTTCTGGAGATCAGCCAGGTGCCGGTCCCGGCCGCGCCGACGTCGATCGCGACCGCCCGCGCAGCGGGGATCGACACGACGCCGCTCGTCGAATGGGCCGAAAAAATCCTCGACGGCGGCGGCTCCATCATGGTTCCGCGCGCCGAGCTTGAAAACCTCCGAAGGGAAGCAAAGATGCCCAAGGCCGCCACCAAGCCGACAGAAGCGCCAGCCGCGGCTGCGCCGATCGATCTGCGGGCCCTCGCCAAGTCGAGCCGCAAGCGCGGCCTCTACGAAGTCGCAAGCCTTTGCGACCTTGTCAGCTACGCCGACTATGTCTGCACCTGCGTCGAGCGCGAAGCCGCCGACGAAGGCGACGGATCGCCGTTGCCGGCGCGCATGCGCGCCTGGGTCGACGAAGGCAACCTGATCATCGCGGCCATGGCCGCTGAAGAGACCGCCGAAAACATCCAAGGCACGCAGGACCCGGACGTCGAAGAGCGCATGGCGCGCGCGGTTCGCGCCGCGCTCGAGGGGCTCGGCCTCCAGCGCACCGGCAAGGTGCTGTCGGACGAGAACGCCGCGACGCTGGAAACCGCGCACGGCATGATCGAAGACGCCCGTTGCATGCTCCGTTCCGTGCTCGACAAGGCCGGCTCCACGCCGCCGGATCCCGCCGAATCAGAAGACGACCAGGACGAGGTTCGCGCGCGGCGCGCCCGCGCTGCTGCGGCGGCAATGGCCCGTCTCGGCGTCTGACACTTCGAACGCCGCGCGAGCGGCAGGAAATCCCCGCTATCCGGCGGGTATCGGCGTTGCAAGACGCTTTTCACAGCTCATGGAGAAAATTGATGAGCAAATTGCTGGAGCTGCGCCGGGAACTGGGCGTGGCGGTTGACGAAATGAACGACCCTGCCGTGATCGCCGACGGGGCCAAGTGGGACGCTGCCAACAAGCGAATGATCGACCTGCGGGGCCAGATCGATCGCACCGAAACAGCCGAGAAGGCGCGCGCTGCGAGCGCACGGCCGGTCGCGGACAATGCCCGCTCGGAAGCCGCTGCCGACGTCGAGGGCTCCGACATCTTCTCGATCGGAGCGATGGCGCGGTCGCTGCGCACGATTTCGCGCGCCAATGGCCGCGAAGCGAACTTCGACGACGCCATGAGCCTTGCCCGCAAGCAGCTCGGCGTCCAGATCGACTCGACGCGCCACTTCCGCAACTTCGGCGAGCAACTGCAGGCCGTGCATCAGCACTATGCGTCGCGCGGCGCTTCGAGCGACTCGCGGTTGACGCGCGCCCCGACCGGCGCCGGCGAAGTCGATCCCACCGGCGGCGGCTTTCTCGTCCAGACCGATTTCGCCGCGTCGATCTTCATGCTTGCCCACGATCAGGGCGAACTGCTGCAACGCGTCAACAAGATTCCGATCTCGGCCAATGCCAACGGCCTCAAGATGAACGCCGTCGATGAAACCAGCCGCGCGACCGGCTCGCGCTGGGGCGGCGTCGGTTCCTACTGGCTCGGCGAAGGCGACCAGGCCAACCGAACCAAGCCGAAGTTCCGCCGTGTCGAGTTCGATCTGCACAAGCTGATGTCGGTCATGTATATCACCGACGAGCTTCTGCAGGACTCGACCGCTCTCACTTCCATCGCGGGACAGGCTTTCTCGGAAGAAGTCGAGTTCATGACCGAAGACGCGATCTTCGAGGGCGCGGGCTCCGGCCTCCCGCTCGGGTTCATGAATTCCCCCGCGCTCGTCCAGGTCGCCAAGCAGAACGGCCAGGCGTCGGGGACCATCGTCAAGGAAAACATCGACAACATGTGGTCCCGCATGTGGTCGCGCTCGCGCAAGAACGCCTGCTGGTTCATCAATCAGGACTGCGAGCCCCAGCTCAACCAGCTCAACCAGGCCGTCGGCACGGGCGGACAGCTCGTCTATCTGCCGCCGGGCGGTCTTTCGGGCGCGCCCTATGCGACGCTCTACGGGCGTCCTCTGGTCGCGACGGAATACAACGCCGCGCTGGGAACGCCGGGCGACATCGTTCTGGCCGATCTTAGCCAGTACACGCTCGTCGACAAGGGCGGCGTCCAGGCGGCGAGCTCGATGCACATCGCGTTCCTCACCGACGAAATGGCCTTCCGCATCACCTACCGGGTCGACGGAAAGCCCATGTGGTCGGTGCCGCTGTCGCCGTTCAAGGGCTCGCTGACCAAGTCGCCATTCGTCGCTCTGGCCCAGCGCTAGTCCCGTCAATCGACGCCGGGCGAAGGCCCGGCGTCCGTCTCCCCTTCCTTTCTCGATGGGCAAGCGCCCGGAGGACTCCCAATGGCTTCTCAAATGTCGATGGCGGCGCAGTTCCCGCCCGTCAAGCTTCTCCCCTGCGCCGCCGACGCGGCTGGCCGCACGGGCGCCTATGCCTCGCTGCGCAACGCCCTCAAGGCGTGGATCGTCGTCGAGGTCAACCAGGGCAACGCGGCGACCGTCGCCATCACCTTGCTCCAGGCGACGTCGATCGCCGGCGCCGGGTCCAAGGCGATCTCGAACGCGGCGCCGATCTGGCTGAACAACGCGACCGCCGCCAGCGACGCGCTCGTCGCCCAGCTCGCCGCGCTCGGCTACACGACCGACGCGACGATCGCCGACAAGCTCGTGGTCTTCGAAATCTGGCCGGAAGATTCGCTCGATCTCGTCAACGGCTTCAACCACATCGCCGTGCAGACCGGCCCGTCCAACGCCGCGAACATCACGTCCGCGACGCTGCACGTCTATGGCAGCTTCCAGGGCGCGGTTCCGCCCTCGACCATGGTCTGATCGAAATCAACGAAGGCGCGCCGGCAGGTTCCGGCGCGCCCCTTTCCACATCGGCGCTCGGCGCCCAGCTTAGGAACGAGCCATGGTCACCCGCGCGCAACAGAGATCCTATGTCGAGACGTTCTACGAAGACGGCAATTTCGAAACCGTCGCCTCGATGGCCCCGTTTCAGTTTTCCGAGGAGTTCATCGGCGCCGGCCACACGGCCGGCATTCCCGCCGCCGGCGCGCCAGTGGCCGGCTATCCCTGGGTCAAGAAGATCGTCGGCGCGGCTCCGCCGACCGTCGCGCTCGTCAGCAATTCGGGCGGCGGCGTTCTGCAATGCGCGCTGGCCGCGACCAGCGAAGCCGAGGAGGCCAGCCTCTATTGGAACGACAGCCTCGCCATCGACACGTCGAAGGTCGGCGACATCGAATTCCGGTCGCAGCTCGCCGTCGCGCCGAGCGCGGCCGGCGTCCAGGCGGCGATCGGCCTCGGCTCCGCATGGGTCGGCGGCCCGGCCAACCTCGCTCGTTATCTGATGTTCGGATGGTCGGCCAACAGCAACCTCCTGTGC